ATATTTGTAATCATATGACTGTCACGGTCTAAGGTAATGTTAAGTCCATCTGGATCATCTACTTCGCCGAGAACACTGTAACCTCCGATAATTTGATCGTTGAGAGTTTTGACAGCCCTGCCAATTTCATTTACAGGATACACACGCTGGTTAGCATTGCGTACACCACCTTGGATACAAATACCTTTTAAGTAAAGGTCTTTGCCTTCGTTAGCAGACTCTACGACCATTCCTGCTTGGTCAAATGTCAAATGCTCTCGTAAGAAATTGCTCATCCTTAGTCCTTACTTATTGGCCAATAACACTTTTGGTGCCATTAGTGCCTGTTTCGCCACTGCCTTTTTTCTCTGCGCCGTGACCTTTTGGCTGAGCTTTCATTGACTTGCTCGCCTTACCACCTGGAACATTTACGTTACCAGCTGAATCTTCTTTGGCGTTTTGATCACTTAGTGCTGAACCTTTTAGGTTACCTTTGTTAGCTTCTACGCCAGCTTCAGTACCTGCTTGGTTTAGATTTGATGCTGTACCGCCCATATCGTTTTTGCTTGCTACAACTGACTTAGTGTTTGCACCGTTGTCACCCATTTTAGCAGCTACTTTTTCAACATACTCACGCATTGTTTCTGCTTCTGACTTTTTTGTTGATTCTTTAGTTTCTTCGTCATCTGACTCATCAACTTCTTCGTCTGCTGCTTCATCAACTTCTTCGTCGTCTGCTTCAAAAGCGTATGACTCTTCTTCAGGCTCTTCCATATCGTCTTCGCCTTCTTCTTCGTCACCCATATCCATATCGTCGGCGCCTTCTTCACCTTCTTCGCCAGCCATCATTTTTTCAAATTCAGCTTTTAGCTCGTCTAGTGCATCTTCTAGGTCTTCAACGCGATCTTCCATATCGCCTTCGCCGCCCATATCGTCTTCACCTTCGTCGTCCATACCCATATCCATATCATCAGCGTCACCGCCCATCATTGGATCCATTGGCTCGTCGTCAGCTTCAACTTCAAATTCGTCTAAATCAAATCCTTCGTCGACTTCTTCGTCGTCATCTTCGTCATCTGACTCGTCTAGATCTTCGTCATCTGACTCGTCAACTTCTTCATCTGATGCTTCATCTACTTCTTCATCTGATGCTTCATCTACTTCTTCATCTTCAAGTAGTGATTCATAAATTTCACGTGATTTTTCTACCACGATTTCGTGGAAAAGCTCTTCAGCACCTTCCTTGTCTTCATTGACTAGGCGCTCAAGCATTTCTTCAAATTTGTTAAGGTCTGCCATTTTTGTTCTCCTATAAAAGTTATACCTATGGTAAGGCTGTCACTATTATTTAGTATAGGGAAGAAAATATGCGTAGATATAGGCGATTTTTAAGCCATTTTGCGGAGATACACTTAAAGATTGAACATTTTCTGGAAATCTTCAACATAGATGTGCTTCAAATTACTAAATTTATTTAGTTCTCCGGGAATAAAATTATCAGGTAATATTACCCTATAAAACATAATTTGTGGGTTTTCTTTTAATATAGTACACGTTTGTTTAAGCCAATTACCGTAATAAGTTGCAGTATCTGTTGTCTTTTTATAGTTAGGAGTACCTGCATAAACGTTGTTAACTACCTTTCTATCACCTTGATCTAGACCTTGGTAATCAAATCCTAAAATAAAAATTTTCTTATAATAATGTTGTGTAGCTAAGTGTAATGCAGTAGGTCCACTGCTCCAACCTTTGCTAGGTTTAAAAAAGTTTAATCCTTCTATATTTTTATATGTTTTATTTTGATTTGTCCAAACATTTTTATTAGATAGTTGATAGTTTTTCTTAGCAATTTCTAGTATCATTTTAACATCAACTGCTATTAGATAGTCAGGATCAAACTCTCTATATATTGCATTACAGGCGTAAATTTTACCAAATTCTCTTAGTTTTTCTGGATCAATACCTTTGCGACTTGTACCATTTCCTAACACAAATCCATACTCTTTTCCAGTATGTTCGTTAGGTTTTGTAATAGTCGTGTTGAATTCTTCAGCAGCTTTTTGCCGTCTACGTTCTGCTAATAATGCTTGGATTTGTTTTTTTGTGTATAAACTCTTATCAATCTTTGGCATAACAGTGATATTTATTCACTTGTTTTAATGCTAAAATTAAATTGCGCCGCCGGCAGCTTCCGCTTGCGCTGCAATACCATACATCTGTCTAACAAAGTCTAATTCGTTTGCTTTTTCTCTGTTGTGTAATTCAGATGATTTTCTTGCACGATTGATTTGACGAAGTGTTAATCTAGTCTTACGTTTATCATCAAGATTGACTACGCTGTCATCGTATGTAGGATCATAGCGATCATCTTCTACAGGTAGAAGTGTTTCTTTGTCGTAATAAAAAAGTTCACGTAGTATCATATTATTATTTATCTTATATTACTTGTTCGGTAGGTGCTGCCCCCGCTGCTCCGCTAGTATCTGCTGTTGCTGTATCTGGTGCTGCTGCATCGCCGCCGTCAGTCGGTGCTTCGCCTCCAGCTAGTTCATCTTCTGCACCTGCCAAGTCTGAGCCCATTCCTGCTGAACTAATACCTGCTCCGCGCATTTCTGCTGCGGCATCTGCTGCATTAGGTTCAATGTTCTCATCATTTTCTTCACGCCATAGTCTTTCGTTTTCTGCAATTTCTTCTGCACTTAGACCTAAGAATCTACTTAGAGCAAATCTATTTGAAACATAAGGAATAGCACTCATTTGTGTAAATGTCGGTACACGAGCATTGTCTAGTTCTGATTGTCTATACGCTGCAAAGTTTTGTGGAGGCTCAAATGAAAGATCAAACATATTTGTATCAATGTTAATACCTTTCTCAAGAAGATAACGTTTAAATTCTTGATTAAGTTCTTCAATTAGTAAGCCTTGTAGTCTTTCGCAGTAAGTATTAAAACGTAGCTCTTGAATAAACGCTGTACCTACTCGTCCGTCATTATATGAACTAGTTGCATCATCGCCGCCTGTGGGTAAGTAGCTGCTAGGGATTCGTAAGCCACGTACGAGCTTATTAGTAAAATATCTAAGGTCATCAATCTCTCCAAGATTAGTACCACCTGGTAATGTTTCCACTTTTGAGCCGCGGCCTTCAGCAGTTTGTGGGAAGAAGTAATCTTCGTTGATTGACAGTGGATTATAACTAGAGTCTATGACATTCTGACCGCCACCTGTCGCGGATGGGATACGTCTTTGATGTATTTCCGTTTTAACACGCTCAACAAACTGCATAGCAAGGTGAGTTGGCATATTGCCCACATCAACGTAGAATACTCTTCTTTCTGGAGCTCTTTGAACACGATAAATGATAATCGCATCTTCAAGCAATTCTTTTTGTTTATAAACTTTAAAAATTGTTTCTAGTAGACTGTTACCAAATGGGAAATTGTTGTCTAAGCCCTCTGATAAACTTAGATGTACTACGTGTTCTGCATCAATTGCAACTTCGCCATCTTCTAAACTAAATCTCGAACCTGCACCTGATGATGCACTTGTTCCTACCATTCCTCTTGAGCCGCCTGTTGGCTGATACTGTCCACCGTGTGGATTAGTAATATTACCATTAGTCATATGAGGAGTAGTAGCTACCATATCCTTAAAGTTAAAGTTTACATTTTTAATAATGTATTGCTCTGGCTTTTTGCCTTCACTTTCGTTTACAATAATACGTGAAACGTTTGCTGGATCAATATGAAATAGTTTTTTAGTTTCTGGATCACGTAAAAAGAATTGGTCGCCATACTTAAATGTATTGCGTAAAATGCGGAACATACGTGTTTCAAAGTTTTGAAGTTTATTCCACTGTTTTAAGTATTGTCCTAGTACCTTAACTTCAGTATTTGTTGCACCTTTGTTAAAATTAAATGCAAAGTTGGTGCCGTTAGTTTCATTCTTTTGTGTACAAAATTCTGCAAGAATATCTAGTGCAGCGTTAACTTCACTGTCCATATCCATTGTATTGTAATGACCATAACGATCAACACGGTTAGGTGAACCTACGTACACATCTGGCAAGTAGCTTGAATAGTTGGACCGTGCTGGACCTGGCTGTGAACCTCCACGAGGACCACCTAGCGGACCATAGCTTCCTGAAATGTTATCACCTGTTTGTACAGGTGTAAAATATTTTTTCCAACTCATTATCCAAATCCTTTAAACAAGTTACCTGCTAAGCCTGCTGTTTTCTTTAACTGCTTAGAAGCAACTTTATTACCCTTCATCAATTCACCTACTACTGGCGCCATACTGTTATTTAACTGTTCTGCCATATCTTTCATTTGGTTCTGAATACCACTGCTTTCTATGCTTTGTTTAAAATCCGTGCCCATCTTTTCTAAGTTTGCTGCTAATCCTCCAAACATTTGTTGCATTTGTTGCGGACCTTGATCAGCTTTAATGCCTTTCATTGCGCCACTAATGTTTGATTGAATGCTACCCATCATTTGACCAATTTGGCCATTACCTTTAGATGCTGTTTTTGCTGCTGTACCTAATTTTGCAAGTAATTGATAAAACTCATCATTGTTTATAATATTTCCTGCTTCTTTAGAAGAAAACAACTCTGGTCCTTTTTCACCAACCATATATAAACTATTTGCATTAACAGGACCGCCTTTTGCTTTTGGTGGAACATTAAGATTTCCAGTTACAGTAAGTTGGTTTACAATCATTTCTCCATTTGCTAACGCATCTTTTAGGCTTTGTCCTTGTATTCCGCTTTCTGCTGCTAACATTCCCATAGCTTTTGATGTTCTTTCATCAAGGCCTTTTGCTTTAGCTACATCAGTAACAAGTTGTTTAATATTTTGAACATCATTTGCATTGTCGGTTAATTTTTTAACCATTTCTTCAAAGGTTATGCCTTGTGCTTCGGCTTGATTTTTAATACTTTGAGCAACTCCTAACATTACATCAGTATCACCTAGTGCTGTAACTGCATTAGTTAATGCAATAGATGCTTCTCTACTTCCTCCGTTGCTAGTCTTAATACTGTCTAATGTTTTTAATAATAAATCCTGTTGTTCTTTTGAAACAGTACTGTTAGCTGGATCATTAGTTGAAGGTGGAGCTTGTCCGTTACCTACTAAATCTTGCATTAACTTAAACGGCGCTTCCATATCAACACGTTTTAAACCTTCTAATGCTTCTGCTGCTGGTTTTAAGTTGTTAGCAAATTGTTTTAATGCACCTTTATCGCCAATTAATTCATCATTAATAATTGCACCTAAATCTTTTAAAGCACGTTCGCCTTGAATAACTGTTTGTGTAGTAGGATCACGAGTTTTTTGTTCGTCTTTTGCTAGTTGATCAAGTTTTAATATTGCTGCTTCTCTTGTTATTCCTTCTTTTTTCATCAAAGCAGTAACGTTGTCTGCGTATGTACCTGCACTAGACACCATTGCTGCGGCAGCATCTGCTGTAGCGTTGCCCATACCGCCTAGTGTTGCAATTTGTAAGAAGTTAGGATCATTAATACGTGCTGCAATAGCTGAATTGAAGTTAGTAATACTAGATCGCATACCGTCAATGCCACCCGGGCCTTTGGCAGTATTAACCATATTAGTTAAGTCTTGGAATGCAGGTCCTAATGCAACTGCTGCTTGTCTACCTTCTTCTGATACAACGGCACCTTTAGTAAACAAATCTTCAACTGCGGCAAGTGCGCCCGGTCCTGCTTTAGCAGCTTCAGCAAGTGCTAGTTTCATTTTGTCAGCAGCTTCTTTATTACCGCTTGCTTCTAACTGACGTATTTTTGCTTCAACTTGACCTTTACGCATACGGTCATTAACTTCTTTTTCCATCTCCTTGCGGTTCTGGCCTGTAAGTTTTGCAATCTTGTCCATTTCAGTACTCATTGCAACTAAATTTTTAGCTGCTGTACCATCGCGAATTTCTGCTTCTGTATATCTACGTCTGTTTCTTATGATGTATTCAGCAAGGTCTTCGTTAACTTCTTGAAACGTCATACCCATATTCAATAATGGATTAGCAAGTCCTTCGTCAAACATATCTTTACTTGCTGCCGTAAATACTTGAGCACCTTTAGTAACTGTTCCGCCAAATGCTGCAAATCCTGCGGTATTGCTAGATACAATTCCAGCAAACTCGTCAAGTGTTAGTCTTGACTGAGCAGCACTGTTCTTCATTTCTAAAATATCATTGTTAAACGAAGCACCACTTGATGAAAGTGTTCTAAATGTGTCAACGCCTGATTCGGCGGCCTTAATTAAATGTAATGCACCGCCTGTTACACCTTTTAAACCTTTTGCTGCAAGATCAAACCCTTTAGGTAATTTTTGATCTCCAATACTCTTTGCTATGTCGTCAAAGACAGTAGCAGCACTTGAAATTCTTGCATTAGAAGCAAAAACGTCATTACCAAATTTAAGCAATGACATACCAGTATCGCCAGCAACATTAGCAAGACCAGTTCCAAAATCCTTCATTCCTTGACTAAGGCGATCTGTAGGTCCTTTTAATGGATCGTTTGATTTATTTGTGCCTAAAGCACTAAGATCGCCTGACAGCCCACGTAGAGTGGAGTCTTTTGCTACTTTTTCTAATGCTGCGAGTATTGCCTGGGTATCGACGTCAGCCACATTCATTCTCCGATATTTACGAGTTTATAAATAAACTATATAAGTTATTTATCGGAAGAGGTACTATGGAAAATAATCCGTTACAAAAGTATTATAGACAACCCAAAATCTATTTAGATTTACCGTCAAAAGGAAAATATTATCCTCAAGGTGCTATTAATGGTGACCCTACAAAGCTACCTGTATTCGGTATGTCGGCAATGGATGAAATAATGTTTAAGACTCCAGATGCATTATTCAATGGAGAAGCAACTGTTCAAGTTATTAAAAGTTGTATTCCTGGAATTGTCCATCCTTGGTCAATGCCACAACTAGATGTTGACGCTTGTTTAATTGCTATTCGAATAGCAACATATGGAGAAAGGTTAGAAACTACTTTTGATTGTAATAAATGTGGTGAAAACAATAAATTTGATTTAGATTTAACAAAGTCTTTAGAATATTATCTTGCACAAGAGTTTGAAGATCAAGTGTATGCTGGACCGTTAATGGTTACTATTCGTCCTTTAACATATAAAGAAGCAACTGAAATAAACACAAAAAGTTTTGAACTAAGAAGACAAATTTGGAATGTTTCGTCATTAGATGACGAAGAAATGAAGAATCAAACACTGAATGAAATTTATAAAAAAATTGCAGAACTAAGTTCTAAAGGTTTCACAACAGCAATTAAAAGTATTGACATTGAAGATCAAACAGTTACTGAGCCTCAACAAATTAATGAGTGGCTTAAAAACAGTGACAAAGAGTTTTTTGATACTATTCGTTCACAGGTTGAAAAAAATACCGAACGTTGGACTTTAAAGCCGCAAAAAGTACAATGTGCTAGTTGTGCAGCAGAAAATGAAGTTGTATTTGGATTGGATAACTCCGATTTTTTCGTGAAACGCTAATCCCACTCGAGGAATCTCAGATACTTGACCTTGTTAAAAACTATGAAGGTCAAGTAAAACAACTTAAAGATGAAATTTTTAGATTATCTTGGCATATGCGCGGCGGAGTAAGCTCACACGATCTTCTTTGGAGATATTCAATTGAAGATCGTGATATTCTAAGTGCAATTATTAAAGATAATATTGAAACAACTAATAAGACAGGAATGCCTTTAGTTTAATCAGTGCTAAACTGAACACTAAGGTTTCCAGAATCGTCATTTGCTTTAATCTTTTTCCATTTCTTAAAGACTTCAGTTGGATCTTCAACCTTGTCAGCAGAATCATTTGCTGCTTTTTGAACTTCTTTCTTAACTTCAGAATCGCTAACTTTAGGTGCTGTTTCTGATGGAATTATGTCACCTTCTGTTTTACTTAATTCTTCAATAACAGATGCTTGGAACCAGTCTGGACCATATTTTCTTAACCACCAACCAATTAACCACTGTGAGCCTTCCATAAGTGCCCAAATAAGAACAGCAATAACTGCTCCCCAGCCGGTAGCTGCTAACCCTACTTGTAATGCTCTTGCATATCTAAGCATTTTTGCAATTTTTCCAGCAGCAATCCATTGACCAAGTTCTGTAGCAATCAACTGACCGACGTTCACAGCCGCTGCTTTTGTATGATATGCCATATAGGCTTTATACACAGGATGATTAGAGTCTAAATTACTACCTTTAAAGACAGTTTCACCTAATAATTGTCTAATAGTAGCACGTTCTTCAGCCCAGTCAGCTATTGCTTCATAACCAACATATCCAGCACCTAAGAAACTTGCGCCTCTTAAAATGCTTTTAGCATACTTAACAAAGAATCCTCTTGATTTTCCAATTCTAGATAAGCCTCGTAGAGCTCCCTTGTCTCCAGACTCTGCCATCTGTTTTAAAACATCTTTAGCTCTTCCTCTAAAAACTACCGGCTTGCCGCCTTTAGGTGTATATTTGACCTCAACAACTTTTCCGCCGCCCTTAGTCTTAATATCATAGTCAGCACTGTTGCCCCAAGTCATAGGATTTTTTAAGTCTTTTGTACTAACACCAGGATTGCTAGGTGGTTTTGGAGTTTTAACAGGTTTAGGTGAAGGCTTAGGTTTTTCAGGTCTAAATATTTCTTTTCCATCAGGACCTAAGACACCAGTCCCAACCATATTTTCTCCAGCTTCTACGATTTGCCAAACTTTCATCTACGAATATTCCTTAATTGTATAGTGTATTTATTTATTTTTTAAAATATCTACTTCGTAGATATTAGTTATCGCTATCGCTCAAACTAAGCACTTCGTTTTTTGTATGATAGAAGTAATGAATATGAATTAAAGCATTATTGCGATAGCAATAATGTAGTTACTTCACGTAGATTGTTTCAGTCAGACGGAACCTGTTTACGGTTCCATCCAATCTTGACTTCACGTGAGTTCGCCACCAGCCTAGACATTGGAAGTAGGTATTTTCTGCTGTACAATGGGCTCTGACCTTTCCCAACCTACGTCGACATCTTATACGCTAAACCGTATATTCACAAAATATACGCTTTACCGCATAATACCCGTTGCTTCGTTCCTGTGCATACGGTTTTTATGTACATTGCAGTTTTTCGACAGCCAACAATCAGTCTACGTCAATCAAACGTTCTACTACCGAACGCCGCTCAACGTGTTACGTGTGCTCCTATACGGATGCTTTTTCCACAGCGGTATTTTCAAACTGGCCCGCTAACCTTATGTGTTGGATTGTTTTGCCTTGATGCTATGTTCTAGCAATGCCTTGCGCAATTTATCGGACCCGCCAACTCTAACATTAATAATTCCATTGTAATACTCGTCGCTCTCTAATACACGGCGGTCAAATTGCTCTCTTGCCTCAATGTAGGACATTTCGCCCCTGCCTTTACATAGGTATAGGATTTCTCTTGTGAAATTTTCTGGGCCTAATTCTGCTACATCAGCATTCAGTCTATCCGAACTACCCCAGTAGTCGCGCCAGTCTGATTCTTTGTAGCCTCTACGTTTATTCTTTTTGCCTTTAAGAGGTGGTTTAGTAGTTTTAAATTTTGCAAGTTTCTTGCCTATATACTTTTGCCCAGTTTTAAGATTGGTTATGAGGTAAACAAAGCCTTCGTATTCGTCTGGTATTACATCAATAGGATTGCCTTTATAAGTCCACTTCATAGTGATACTTATTATTTGCCTTGCTTTTCTGCCTGTTTCTTGGTTTGATAATCAGAATGTATTTCATCCATACGTTCTTTAGCAAGTTCGCGGATTTTTCTTAACCAACGTCTACTTGCTAAGTGTGTACGATGAGACTTACGAGACATATATGCCTCGTTAGCCTTAAAATACTCCATATAAGCCTTTGTTAACTTGTCGTGTGTGTCATCTTTAATCATTCTACTACGTCAATATCGTTCTCGTAACTTGTAAAGCCATTTTCTTTAATAACTTTTAGTATGTGATTTACTCGTCCTACTAATTCGTCCTTGTGTGAGATTAAGAAAATGTTTTTGTCACGTTCTCTAGTCATCTTTTTAAGTACGCTTAGTGAATTTTCAACGCCAGCAGTGTCCATACCACTATCAATCAGCTCGTCAATAAACAACAAGTTGATATTTTGATATAAACTCTCCCAAACATCACGGAATGCAAATGATAAGCCTAAAATAAGCCTGTTTCGTTCGCCTCTACTTAGATTATCAAAGTCTAAGTCTTGACCTAACTGTGTAATTTCAACATTTAAGTCGTTTTGGAACAGTACCTGATGCGGTAAACCTAACTTATCAAGATAGTATGTAAGTCGATTGTTTAAGTACGCAAGGTTTTGCTCAATAATCTTTTTACGAATAAAGCTATCTTTGTTTGTGAGCAGTTTTAGTAAGAACTCTTGGTGATCTTTAAGATTAGTGAGCTCATTAACCGGAGTCCAGTCAATTTCTTGAATAGCTTCTTGTGTAAGTTCTTCTATTTGGCTTTCGTAAGGGTCAGATTCTTCACTCTTACTTAGCACAGACGACTTTAAATTCTCTACGTTGCTTCTATGCTCATATGCTTCTTTAGCAGTTTCATAAAATGTAGATGGCTTGCCGTTAATGTCGCCAATATCTTCAAGACCTTTTAAAACTTCTGTTAGTTTACTATTAACGTCTGATTGATAAGCCATTGCTTCTTCAAGTTCTTTTGCTTTTTCTGACAAAATTTCTTGCTTTTTATCCTCGTGTAACGGCTGATTACACGCATAACACATTGCATTATCTAGCTCTAAAACGTCTTTTTCTACCTTTTTGACACGCTTGTCTGCTTGTAGCAGTGCTGAATCTAGTGTACTTTTTTCTTTGTTTAGTGCAGTAATCGCAGTGTTTAGCTCAGTCCAGTTAGCTAATTTGTCGTGGGCTTCTA